CAGGTGGGTCGCCCGGGTCCGATGGTTGAAAATATTCACAAGTACCGTCATCTGCGGTTGCATTAGGATTATAATTCAGTGCATTTGGATCGGTACACCCGTTTACGGGGCGGCTGCCTCCGCTTTTCCACTTATTCCTGGGGAGCCCCCCTTTGAGCTCGGGGTCGTCCGGAGCATCGGGGCCTTCTTCCGCGGGAGGATCGCCCCCATTAAGGATTTCACCGAATCGGAAGCCTTCATCACGGTGATAAGGCATTAGAAGCGCTCACAGCTGGTCGAGACGGTTCCAATGGATGACCATAGCGTCGCGACGCCGGGGTCGTTGTATCTGATACGATATTCATAGGTTTTGCCAGGATCGCGATTGTGGACGGTCAGATTGGACGAGCCCGCTCCGATGGTGCCACCGACATCGTCCCACGATCCAGCGTTGACCCGCTCCTGTAGCGTGGCCGTGGATGGCCCGACCATCGTGACATTCACTCTTATATTGATGTTGCCCGTTTGGTCCATGTAGCACTCGTCTGGCCGCTCCTTCTGGAAGACCCCATTCATAACAGGACTCAACACGGGCAGAGCGGCGCCTTCTGCCCATAGTCTTAACGTAACTTCAAGTGGCTGACCCCCTTGATCTTTATACCTTTCGTTTACTGTTACTATAAACGTAGCAGGTTGTAGCAAGAGCGGATGCGTATTGGTCCCGCCGACGATCTCCCAGCCGCCTGGCACCATTTGAAAAACCAACTTTGATCCTTCTGAAGCTTGTTCGTCAAACTTAACTAGATGTCCAGACCGTACATCGGCTGCCTTGACGGAAAATCCGTCCACCGGATGCATTCTTGTTTGTATTCGGGAGTCAGCATCTATCTCTTGGAAAGATACGTTAACTTCTTCTGTATCACTGTTGGGCTGGAACGTCGCAGTTGGTGGGGCGATCCCAAGTTCATACCAAGGCGCCGCGGGGGGATATACACAAAGATTCTGATTGTGGATGTGAGTCGGATCATCATCATAATTCAATGCAGTCTCGTCCCTGCACCCGAACACCTCTTCTGGATCATATCTACAAAGATTCTGATCGTGGATGTGAGTCGGATCACCATCATAATTCGCTGCATCGACATCCCTGCACCCGTACACCACTGGCGGCCCTTGGGATTCTTCTGTTGCTTTAATCAATCCTCTAAAGGTTATATTATTAGATTGACGATTTAATATGTCGTGAACAACCTTAACTGTAAATTGAAACGTACCGCTTTCGCTAATATAAACAGGAGCATCTATGGACGTTACTTCATCGGCCAAACAAAATCTCAATGGTCCCGTATGAGAAAATTCTAGTTTTAGGGTGTCCGTAGATTTATCTGAACTTGTATAATCAATCACATAGGGACCACTAACAATATCCTCTTCATATGGCGCATCCCAAGAACATCTTTCTAGTTCTAGCAATAGCGGAGGGCTAATCGTGAATGGCATTTATTCCTCACTCATTTATTGATTCAAAAAAAGTTGTCCGTTTTCAGGAAACTTACTTAAATGGGAATTTGTATTAGATAATGAACCAAGAACTTCCCTAAGTTTGTTTCCTAAAAATGCTTGAAAATTATTATCAGTTATTCTAAATCTTTTAGCTTCTATCTCACCATCCACCCAAGTTTTTATTTCACCAAATATATCTTTAACAACATTTCTTAATACATCCTCAACTAGTTCGCGATGATTTTCTTCAATATAATTCCATGTAAGTGTATCCACCCGCAATTGCTCAAGAATGTTATTCATTAAGGTTTCATACTTATTTTCATCAAGTGGTTTATGCGTTTCAAATGCATGGCCCAAAATATATTTAAAATCTTTTACAAAAATAGATGTATCAACAAACTGTTGAAACTGTGTTTGATCAACCGAAGTAGTAGATATCGGCTCTAGAAGTAATTCTTGTCTAGTATCAGAAATTTGTGCAATTTTCCAATTAGTTGCACTCTGTTGACCCCCATCAGCTGTAGATTTGGTATACTGTCCGATCTCTTTTGAAAAGAAATTAATTATTAAATTATATGTACCGGGAGCTAAATCACTAAGATATTTTGAATAAAGACTAGTTTCTGGATTTTCTGGACGCCAAAGCTCCAAACCCAACTGCAATGTCTCATAAGCAGTATCTCCATGATGTCTCCGACGCGCGCGATCTCTAACCAGAAGATAATTTTCTGAAAATGGGATCACTACACTTTTTACCAATTCATTAGTACCTCTAGTATAAAAGTGTAATTCAAGAAACTCATTACTAAGATCCAGCCCCAACTCACCATCAGCAACTACTTTAGAAACAATCTCATCATTAGGATTAGCAAATCTAAAAATAGTTTCTTCTATCTTTGCAAGATCTCCAGTAGCAATACTTCCTATATCTTCTGCATAATTTTGTGGATAGGGCATTATTAAAATTCCTGAAATGCGGTGGGCTCAGCGCGATTAAAAAATACTGAAGGGACTGTTTCAATTGTATTTGTTTGAATGTTTAACATTTGTATTGGCACCTTCTTTTCACTATTGCCCTTTATGTATAATTTTTTAATCCTTGTTGGATATTCTTTAAGATCATAAATGTAAGTTCTCTGATTTTCACCATCAACATGAAATTTTTCAATAAACCTCAATTTATTTTCAAGCTCAAATTCAGAATAAAATACATCATTAAGTTCTGACCATTGAAGTCGTGGTCCTACCCAACTACTTGTCATTTATTACACTACCTTAAATCTAAAGGGTCTGGAAAAATAAACCTCACTACTTAATGTAACCTTTAAACTTAATTCATAAAATCTATTTTTGTATAATGGTTTTGTATCAACCATTACATAAGAACCAGTAGCGTCACAATCAATATGAGAATAAGCATCAAATGGAACAATAGTTGTACCAGATCCAGCATCTACTATAGTGTAAATAGATCCAGATGGTAAATAATATCTATTATCAAATCGTCTGGTATTTGCAAAGGTTTTTGCGGGATACCGATCCCTAACCGTAAAGCGCATTTTTGCTACTTCACCAGCTTTATAATCAGCCTTCATATTTCTTGGAGCAATCTCAACATCAAGTGAAGTTAGTGTTTTCAAATTTCCAGTAGCAAATGATTGATTTAACCAAGCAAATTCTAATGTTGGAGCGTGTACGGTATGAGTTTGCCTTGAGAAAAATTTAATATTTCCTACATTTTTAATATTAGTTGCTGAACTACCCGAATATGTCATCAATAGCCCATGATTACTAGTTACTGATCCACCAGATGCAGAAACCATAGGTTGGATAATGGGGGTAACATTTATTCTAAATTCATCATTTACAATATCTGCAACCGAAGCACTAACCACAGGTGTTAAATTATAATCACCTCCAGTTGTAGTCCAATTAGAACCAGATGCATATGCAGTCCATGTACTCCCATCATCAGATTTGATAGGACTTTGTTCAAAATATCCTGACCCTTCTTCCCAAGAACGAGAAGCCGGATAAACATAAACTAATTGATTTTGATTCAATTTCGTAGCATTAGCTACTTTTAAATTCAAATATGCATTAGACGTTGTTGGTGCTCCGACAAGATCAGTTAAAGTAAATTTAATCAAAGATTTAACTTGACCATTGACAATCTCTAATGTATCTTGTTTTTTACCAACTTCTAAAATTTCATCATGGCCAGTATTTAGATTAGCATATCTCTCATAAATGCTCGTATCTGAGCTGGCGGTTATGTATACCCTACTCATTGTACTGCGGACCCCACGATATCAGTTTGTGGGTATCGTAATTCAAAAATACAAGGATCGGCTGAAGGATAAATAACTCTATCCTTTGTGTTTGCTGCTATATTGTATGAATATGTAGGATAATCGCTTCCATCTTGCTGTTGCCATTTGTTTACAAATGTTAAATTTGTTACAGACTGAACACCGTCTACGTTTGCGATTTTTACCAACAAATCATCTGTTATTATAGGTTGGTTTATTTGCCAATCATCAATATTAAAATATTTTCTAATTGTATCACTACACCTAACCAACGTATCGGTGGTATTAGATCCCTTATAAACAACAATGGAATAATTAATACCGATACATACCCTAAAAGCGTCTACAATATTAATTCTCTCAGTTAATATTCGATAACCTTTCAAAAATTGTTTTATATTTAATTTAACCGAATTGTTTATTGTAGTTAATCTATTATTAGAATCAAGTCCCAGCACATACAAATTAATATTTGTATTAATTGGAGAATCATCAACATAATTAACATCATCTTCTGGGTCTATTGACTCAATACTCTGTTGTTCTTCTTTGGTATATTTAACTACAGCATTAATAGCATCGTCTTTTATTACAAATGCTTTATGTACAGTCCCATATTTCGCGGGCATAGATAATACTCTTTTTTCATAATCTGTAGATGTCACTATGCGACTTTGAGCATTTATATATCCCATAGCAGATTGTCTGATTTGTTCAACACTTGGAGGACTCCCTCCTCCACTAGCAGCTTCATCATTAATAACAGTTACACTAGATAACATTGTTCTATAAACAGCTTGATCTGCTGTAGAAAGAATTCTGGTTTCATTTCCTGTACTAAGATTGCTGATTTTATTAATTAATCCCGATCCAACATTTGAAGTTACTCCACCAGCTATTCTGTAGGTAATGGTTAATGTTGTATTACCTGGGGCTAATCCAAACGAATTACCAGTTGTAAAATTAAGAGTATCTAAAGCAACGTTTGTCATGTTCTGTAAATAATTCGTATCATAAACAGATTTATAATCTGGATTTTCATAAACATCTGACAAATCGCCGGTTCCACCCCCAAAAATCAATTCAGTTTTTAAATTTCTATTTAATCTTACAACAAACCTTCTATTTGTTTTAATTGTTTTAAGTTTATAAAACGGGACAACAGCAGTAGAACTTGGACTAGCTACTGTATCTTGAAAAATATAATCCTGAGACAAATTATCAACTTGATGCCAAGTATTTCCTTCAGCGTCTACTACTGATTTAATATCTACAACATTTGCTCCTGGCACTTCAATTTTTAAAAACTTAGTTGGTGTTGTAATAACTCGTTCAATAGTTTTTTCTGTTCCTGAAATGGTTTTTATAGGTTTCGATACCAAGTAAAAGTCCGGCAATCCCGTATCTACAAGAGAAAACGGTCTTACATCTCTATTAGTTGCGTCTCCAAAATCACAAATATCTTTTGTAATAAAGGTTCCAACATCATTTTGTGTCGAAACTGCGAAAGAAGTTCCTGGCAAAAATCTTGGAAGATATTTTGTTTCTAAATTTCCTTCTGAGTCGGCTGGAATCAAAGCAGACATTGATACTGTACAAAACGCAGGAGTTACTAATCGGGGTTTATATCCAAACCCCTGAGCCAAGGAAACAAGATTTTCCTTTTCTTCAGCGTGTGCTAATAGGTTCTCCTTAAAAGAATGATCTGTATAATAAGAAAGAACATCTCCAATATAAGACGATAAATCAAGAAAAATACTTCCAGGGGAAGCATCACTAAAATCTTGATATGTGTCTGAAAAGTAAAATTTAGTGAATTCAATTAAACTTTTCTTGAAATCCGAATAATCTTTATTCAAATATTTTACTTGTTTTCTATCAATTCGTTTATCTAATACAACATCAGATACTTGATTAATTGCCATTTATAATCCTCAAATTTGAATCAAAACTTCATCTGTTAAGTCGGGGGTTTCTATCAATCTATAACTCATATAAATTTTTGCTGTATATCTGTCTTTATCTTCCTCGGTGGTACTTATTTCAAAATTTTCTAATTCAATATAAGGCATCCACTCAGCAACAGCTTCTTCTACTGTTCTTTTAGCTTCAGAATATAAATCATCATCATTAAGATCAAAAATAACTCGATGAATATCACACCCAAATGTTAAATTTCCCGTCCGTTCTCCCTTCATAGTGGAAACCAAATTAATAAAATTACTTTTTATTTGTGTCATCAGATCATTGGACATTTCAAAATATCCACTATCTGCTCGTCTAAGAGGAAGGGTAAATCCTATTGGCACCTCACACTCCCATCTTCTTCATTACTTGACTATAATCCTTATTAATAGCGTCTAGAACCTCTTCGTGATCACTTGTTATCGTAGTACCCTCAAACGTCTTCGGCAGTCCGCCTTGGGGGCCTACCGCTACATTAGAGGTGTTTAAAAGGGGATCTTGTCCGGTTCCAAGTTTTTGTTGAAACATTTGTCTAAGATTAGCCTTGGCAAGTTCTGCCCCTTCATTAATTTTAGAACTTTTTTCTATATTAGAAGTTTTTTGAGCAGTCATAATGTCAAAAAGTTCAGCCTTAATTTCCTTAAGAATCTGTTCTTTTTGAGCAATCATCTCTTGTTCAACTATCTCTTTCACTAACTTTTTAAAATCTTTAATTTTCATGTTACCTCCACGCTTACTAATAAATAGTTTCAATACTTTTATTTTTCAATTTTTACCAAATCACTACTAATATCATCTAAATCCACCTTTATAATTTCAAGCATGGGTTTAAGTCCAGTTGCAGAAACAAATGGACCCATAGAAGTATAAGCACCCGTTGTTACAAGTGCTTTAAACAGTTTTTTAAATACCTCAATTACTTTTTCTGCAAGCGCGACGGTAAATTCTTCCTCACGCGCTGCTCCATATTTAGCTGGAAGGTGAGCGGAATCTGACAAAAGATGAATTTGTTTTCCACCTATAACAAAATCCTTACCAGTATCAAGTATTGTATCTCCATTTGTTAGAGATATAAAATCTTGGTGAGCAGAAAGAATTATATTATCTGTTTTTGCATTCAAAACCAATCTACCACTATTCAATAAAGATTGGTTGCCTGATAAAGTTGTGAGTTTATTATCATCTCTTGACATAGG